TGAATGTCAGAGAGAACCGCTTGAGCTTTGGCTTTCACTTGATCCCAAGTAAACTGATCGTTGGGCTCAAACAAATCTATACGACCAGCTTGTAACAAGACCTTTCTCAAGTAGATCATTAGTCTTCTAACATTAACTCTATCCAAAGCAGTTGCTGCTCTTTGAGCAGTCTTCTGTCCAAAGATAGTTATACCATCTGGAACAAAGTTTACTATTGGATTCAAGTTCGTTACGTATAGTGAATCTCTGTCGCCTTGGTTTAATGCAATTTCAGTTGCAGTTGGCTTGGTTAGTCTTCCGCGACGGAATCCAGCGGGAGCAAACCATGATTCAGCTACATTATCCGTAAACGTCATTTGTCTTACGGCATAGATAGCAGCATCATACCACATATCCTTTTGATCAAAGACGTTGTATACTTGAACGTGTGGCCAGTATACAGCAGCCCAAGAGCTATTTATGGCTGCAGTTCTACCTAAGTCTCCCTTACCATTCATCCAGTTAGTTGCTTCTTGAACGTTATTTAATCCAATTGGTGGAGCAACTACTGCTATAAAGTTTTGAGAAGTTTCTGCAAGAGTGATCAAATTATTTTGAACATCTTGATCATAAATTCCAGGAACTAAAGCTATAGATATGTTAAGATTATCATCATCTAAAGCATACATACCAGTCTTAGCACTTGCAGTTCCTATTACTTCTGCAAATGAGCTAGTTGCCGTTTCATCTACAGTTCCATTTGAACCATTCGTCATTGAATAAGTTCCATCAACAAACTTTAAGAATCTTGGGCTAGCTGAAACTTCACCATTAGTAAGAGTTACCTTACCACCTGGAGCCCCTAAACAAGCTATAGACCAGAAGTTTGCATTTGCAGTTGGCGTTGCGCTGGTTTGGTTAGCAATACCTATTTCACCTTTAATCAAAGTTGATTTAAGATTAGTATCCCCTGTATTGATAGCTTTTTCAATAAAGAATTGATCATCAATTAAAGAGACTTTGAAAGTTTCTGCAGTGATACCATCAGAATTTACTGTTACATTTGAATATGGCCCAGCGTAAGCATCCAACTCAATACTAAGTCCACTGGTTTGTCCAGTATTGGTATCAGTTCCGAGATTGTATCCTGAACCCTTATACAGTGCTTGTGATTTATAGAATAATGAGTTTGCTGCTACTGAAGTTACGGTATAACCATTTGCAGTAATTGAGCTTACATATCCAGTTGAAGTAACAGAGCCGGAGGAGTGTAATGCTTTTAATATTGGAGCACCCACTAGAGAAGTTAAAGTTCCACTATAAGCACTTACTGATAATCTTGCATTTGCTCCGGCAAAACTTCCAACTATTAAACCATTATTATAACCTACGAGGGAATCGGTAGAAGTTTGATCATAGAACACCCCAACTTTATCGCTTGGATTACTACCATTTCCTATAATTCTTGACAAAGCAGAAGCTTGTCCATAACCAGTAGGTACATTTAATGAAGATAAAACATTATATAATGTATCCTCTTGAACTTCTACACCATCAGAATCTTTTACAGAAATTCTAAAAAAGAAATTTATATTAGCACCGGCTGTGCCAATACCAGCACCATCATCACCCATTGATCCTGCAGAAACTAAAACCGCAGGGCATGAACCTATTGTAACCAATGATGATGCAGTCGTAGCATTATCTGGGGCAACTCTAACATATCTAATTTGATTAGTGGTTTCAAGAATTTCAAGAGCAGCCTCTAATCCTTGACCAGGGATAGATTCATTAGGCTTTCCAAACGTATTAACTAAATTTTCTTGACTGGTTATTAGGGTTGGAGTATCCAAAGGACCTTTAGTAGCATAGCCAACAATACCAACTATTGATGAGTCGATATTAGCAGGATATGATGAATTATCCCGTTCAAGAAATACAACAGCAGGGCTAGTAGGAATTGCGGCCATTTAAATATCCTTTAATTACTAATTTGAATTAATCTTCTTTTATGCAAGTTTTGCGCTTGCACACTAATGTAAGCTTCCGAAACAGTAACTGCTTGTCTAGGAGCTAACCATATAAATTTTGGTCCATTTTCTGTATTTAAAAGAACACTTAATCCCTGTAATGAATAGTTTTTAATTACTTTAGTTACAGGATTATCCACCCGAGGATTTACCAAAACTTTTTTATTAGACATATATAATTCTCTATAACTATTTACTCTAGATATGGGCAAATTTAAATTAAATTTTTTAATTTAATTAGATTTACTTAAAATTTCTACTACTGATGGGTTGTTTTCTATCTCAACCTCATAATTAAACTCTTCTATTTTTCCTGTTGAAGTATACAAAAACTTTGGACTTGGAATATAAGTTTCAACATTAATTGTGATTTTTTTCCTTAGAACTCTATCTTCTAAATCACGGGCTTCTACTTCCGAAATATCAGATTCAGATTCTAAAAAAGCTTTTGTTATTTCGCTTTTACTAGTTTTTATCTCTAAGTCTGGATTAAATAAAAAGAATATATATTCCCTTATTTGATCCATATCTTGTTTATATTTTGTCCAAATATTAACTTCATAGCTAATATCAATGGGTCTTGGGGCAATACTTAATACTCTTATAGCTCTGTGTTTATCATCATCCCAATACTTGTCATGCACTAGCAAGCTGCTATATCGCCGTCTACCGTCGTTATTAGCGGTCCTAGATTCGCTAATTGTTATGACAGGCAGTGTCACGTTATCCCCAGTAGAAGTCTTTGCCACGGCCCTTTCTTGATTGCCATGAAAGCATTTAATTTTTATTGGATTATTATTTTTATCTACGTAATAGATATTACCAAAAATATTAATAAATTCTCTTAAAGTATCTTTATATATTTTTTGAATAAACATACCTGTAGAATTATTAGTTTTTTCTATTATTTCCCTAATAACTTTAGAGCTAACTGGTATTTCTCCCATTTTAATAATTTAACTCCCCATCTACATCATCAGAAACTGGTGGGATTTCATTATGAACATCTTGAGAGTCTCTAAGAAGTTTGGCTGCACAGACTAAATGATAAATACCATAGGTTTCAAAACTATCTTCTTGCACTTCATATACTTCATATTTTAAGTTTTGAAATTGTGGTTTAATAATGTCACCAGGAATAACAGATCTATTTAATCTGCGTTCTATATAACTTTTATTAAATGTAAACTTTTGATTGTTTACCAACTCTAATCCAAACTGAGTTAAATTTTCTTCAACTGGTCTTGGATCGTAATGGCCATACACTTTTATTGGCTCGACTGAAATAGTTTTATTTCTTTCTTCACCATAAACATCATCAATTTCTTTATTTTGATAATACTTATAAATCATTAATGGTGACCCGGCTAATCTAAATTGCTCTTCATCTATTATGTTTAATAGATTTCTATCGCTAGCTTTATTAAATAATCTAAATGGATTATCGAAATCATCGGTATTTGGAATTTTTATATCAGAATTAAATTTTCCAAAATTACTCATATTAACCTATTGAGAACATAGGAGGTTCTTCAATATCAGTTCTCAATTCCTCCATTAATTCTTTTTTCTCGGCAGTAGATTCTTGACCTAGTATAGATCCATCCATTTGAGCACCACCACCAGGACCAGGAAGAACTTGATACTTACCTCTAACTTTACTTAGTATTCCTTTAGCACAAGCTAAAGCATATCTTTGAATCCAATTTCTATAAGCATGATGAATTGTATTAGAATTTAATGCTCTGTATTCAATTATAACTGGAGTAGGAGTTTCTGTTGGGCCTGGGTATAGTTGAATAGCATTACCATTTACTACATTCCAGCTACCATCATTTGATAAAACTCTTCTCATTATTTTTAAATACTGTTGTGTTAAAAAGAAATCACCTATTCCGCCACCTTGAAAGAATCTATTGGTATTAAAAAATGCTAAAGTTACATCAAATGCTAAAGATCCAGGGGTGTAGTTTAATCCAAGAATATCTTTTTTATAAGTTACATAGCTTAAATTATTAATCATAAACTGTGGTAACTCATAAACATTTATACCAGCAGAGGCATCAAATACTGCATATTGAATAGACCATTGAGGACAGTGATAGTCTAATTTAGAAATAGCTTCATCTATACAAGTTTTAACTTGAAATGGAGTTAATTCTACAGTTATAATTGGATGCCCTAATTGAGCTAAAACATAATCATTTATTGCTTGCTCAAATAAATTAAATTGAACTCCGTCAATTTCAAGATTTTTATTTAAATTATCTTGATTAATGTCCCCACTAGGGGAATAATTAGTTATTTTTAATCCACCATATTTACCATATGAGGACCCATAACTAGCAACATGTGGATTTACGTATGCCATACTTATAGATATTTAGGTATCCTACAAATAAAAAAAGCGGACCTTTTAGAGGTCCGCTTTAATTAATCTTAAAATTAAGATTAGCCAGTAATCAAGCTGTTTGAAGTTACTCTTAGCATATCTGGGTTCATGTAACTTGATCCCAAACCTACTAGACGGATAACACGATAGAATCTAGCTGAAGGCTGAATAGCAGCCTTGGCATATCTGGTCATGATACCCTTTCTTGGCTGGAACGTGCCAGGATCAGTTACCATTGGGAGTGGCATAAGTGGGATGTATGGGCAGTATACGAATCCTGCATCCATTGGGCTTCCACCATTGTAGCCGAGGATAATCTCGTCTTCTGGGAATAGAGGATCTACAATTAGATCATACTTACCAGCAAACTTACCCTTATACTCAATCTTTCCACCCATATTGCTTGGACCATCCTTATCAGCAATTCCGCCCTCTAGCTTGGCAGCAGACTCAAGGTATGAAGCAATTAGAGGTGAAGTGATAATTACAGTACCGGGTCCTCTTTGCGTAGTCTTGTAGATATCCTGTGAAGCAAAATTAAGGACAGCTAGCAAGTTAGCAAACTTGTGGCCTAGGTGCTGTGGAGCAAAGTTAGTTCCCATAAATTGTTGAGCAAGGTCAACTATGAAAACATTCTTATTAGTTAATGGATCAGAGGTTCTTAAAGCACCTCCAGCACTATTATTCCAATCAAATGCACCTAAAGCGTTTCCATTAGCAGCACCGCCTACGGTATCTGCAGTGCCATTTAGTGCTGGGGAAGTTCCGTATTCAACAAAGTTATTTGAATTTGAATTTGGATCTAGTGAACCATATTTCCAGCCACCCAAATCTGAGTTGGCTCCATAAGCAATCATACGGATATCCTCAATCAACTCGCGGTCGATTTCAAGTGAAAGCTCCTTCGTCAAAAGCTCCGTAAGCTCGCGCTCTAGATCTAGATTGTGGTAAGCCTTAAGATCCTGTGAAGCCTCAATCGTCCAGAGAGCACGCATCTTGCGGGTTCTGGCGACAACAGGTTGCTGTTGAATGTGGAACTGGATTTCAGGAATTCCCGTCCCATCGAGACGTTCACCGGCTGATACGGTCCAACCAAGAGTAGTTCCAGTAGTTGGCCAAGTAGCCATTTGACCACCATAAGTAGTGGAGGGTGATCCATACTGGGGTGCCAAAACGTTTGATAGTGAGAAACCATTCGTGCCCGTGGCAGTATTGTAGCTTAATCCAGTTGCAGCACCTCCTCCTGGGAGTTGCCATCCGGCAGCATTTGAGTTTGCCGCAGCCGTCGTGATGCTTCCAATACCGCTAGTTACAGCGCCACGATAAGTCAGATTAAACTTGGAGTAAAGCTCTTGCTTATTACCTCCATAGAATCTGCTGTTGCCAAGATAGAATATTTGGCTTACAGGAGCATCCATTGGTTGCGTAGCTCCAATATAATTAAATACTAGATTGGGATATACGCGACGAACAAGTGGGAATGCGAACTTTTGGAAAGTTCCAATATTACCAACTTGCGTTGAACCAGTTGAAAGAGTTTCCTCATTGATTCGGTTGCTTTCAGCTAAGACCGCCTTAGCCTGATTCTCAAGCAACTGAGCCGTAACCCGAGCGGTATATTCGCTTTTGATACCGTCAAGGGCCTTTGACCACTTCTGAACTAATTCAGGTGATCCTCCAATTTTTGAAACGTCCATAATATATTTCTCCTTAAAATTATGACATCAATTTCATGACCTCATCGGTCAAAAACTTATTACCATTCGTCTCAGGCTTGACGCTATCCTTGCGTTCCTCTAACCTCTTCCCTTGACGTTGGAAATTTTCCTTAGAAACGACTTCAGCAGTTTCAGAAAGCTTCATAGATTGAATAGCTTTTGACTCTGCTAAATTTTGTTTAGTTAATTTAAGTGACTCTTCTAGTTTTTCTGATTTATCAGAAACAACTTTAAGCAATCTCTTAAGGTCTATATTTTCTTTTAGAGAATTATTTAATTCTCCAGCTAAGACTTCTATCTTCTTTTCCAGATTATTTTGTTCTAAAGACATTAAATTAACAGCAGTTATCTCATCATCTGGAGATAGCTCTGCAACAAATAAAGCCTTAGCAGTCTCGTATAGTTGAGCATTACGATAAGTCTCGTTTTCTAACTCAAGCTCACGAAGAGCATGTTCTTTGAGACGTTCAATTTGACC